CGGCAGAAATTATGGCTCAGGCAGCTACCTTTGCTTTGTTAAACCTTTTTACTGGTGGAACTTTTGGAGCAGGCAGAGGATTTTTAGATTTTGCATTTGGACATACAGGAGGATTAGTAGATAAGAGCGGAATACAAAAACTTCACGAAGGTGGTATGATTGGTGGTAATTTTAATAATGTACCAATAGTTGCACAGTCAGGTGAATTTATTATGCAAAGAAGCGCAGTACAATCTATAGGGCTTGATAACCTATCAGCGATGAATGAGACAGGACAGGCTAACAATATCGTGGTTAATATTCATGGTGGTGTTGTACAGGAAGATTATGTAAGAAACGAACTCATCCCTGCGATAAACAGAAGCGGAGCAAGGGTTGCTTGATTTTAACTCTACTCTTGAGAATAATCTCAGTAAAGATAGCACTAGGGCGTATTGGTATCTAAAGCTGTATTACGGAAACGAAACTAATTTTACAGGAATATCAGACAAAGATAGAACTATCGGTTCAGATGTTTATTATGGATTGGTAGCTGATTGGGGAAAATTCACACACAGCCTAAGTGTTGATAATTTTACAGCAAATCAAAACACTTGGAGTATTAAAATAATAAATACAGAAAAAGCTATTAATGGTTCAAGGTTTACCGATTTGCTAAGTAGTAACGATTATGAAAATCGTAAATGGGTATTATATATGAACGATGGAGAGCTTGGTAGTTCTGATGCTGAAATACTAGGCACAGGGATTATAAGTGGTGATTTTTCGTATAATCAAAACATTATCACTCTTAGACTTCAGTCGTTAAATTCCAAACAAAACGCTGAAGTTCCAAACACTAGCTTAACCCAAGGAGCATTCCAAAATGCACCTGAAAAGAACAGAGGTTTGCCTATACCATGTCTTTATGGAGATTTTAGCATTGATTCTACGTTACCATCTCCGCTTGACCAATACGTTTCGCAAGTAAAAGTTCCTGCTGTTGTAGTTGATGAGTATAACCAATCTACTGGAAAAGTAGAGCTAAGACCTGATAGCGTATCGTTACACACTTTATACCCTAAAAACTTGTTTCATTACAAAGATGGTGTGTATTCGGCTTGTGAAAATTCTAACGTATCTGTTACAGCAGGCACTCCAGTAATTAAATTTAGCGGAAGAAGCTTTTATGCATTTAAACCTCTTACAGGCGCACAAGCAGCAGTCGATAGGGATCCTTAATGATTTATGATTCTACAGCTATTGCAACCATGCAAACAAAAGCTGACAATAGCTTTTTAGATACACTTTCATTTGGCATACCGCAGTTCCAGAGACTTGGTGAGATTTCAAATGTAAAACTTATATTCTACTGGGAAATGGATGGGGCTGCACCAAGCACTGCTCATGGTGTAACTGCACTTGGTGGTGCGCTGTCTTGGACTTGGAGCGATACAAATGCTTATGTTGTAACTGAGCTTGATTTTACATCGTCAATATCTACAGCTAATAAAGATAGTTGGAATTTAGAAAGCCAAGTAGTTGTTACTCTCAACGATAATACAAGCGATGTTGGTCAAATCCTTAGAATCAAAGAAGCTGCTATTGAGATTGAGTATAAACTAGAACAAGGCTTTGGTAAGGTTGTTGAAACAGTTGAATATATTGAAAAACCTTATGAAATTACAGTAAGCACTCGTGATGCCTTTGACGGAAGGCGTGACGATACACACGAAACTATATTACAGACTCATCGAATAGTTACACATCAAGACATAACAGCACCTAAAGAAGCTGATATTTTATACGTCAACGCAAAGGGTAGAAAATTTGGTAGCTATATAGATGAAAATTCCAGAAACAATGGTTATAACGAAAACGACTTAATAGAAAACCCTATTTATATCATAGAAGATATATTAAGAAAAGAGCTAAGTATGGGGGATAGTCAAATAGACTATACAACCTTTGACACCATAGGCAATACAACCAATGGAACACTAGGAACAGCTTTTAACGATTCTGTAACAGACGTTAAGTTTGCTTTTTCTCAGTATAAGTTTATGGATGCAATAAGTTTAATTCAGAAAATATCAAAACAAGTAGGATTGTATTTTTTCTTTAATGCTGAGGGTAAGGCAACAATTAGACAAAGACTTAGGTCTGGCTCTTATTCCAGTGCTGACAGAACAATAGATTTTAACGATTGTATGTTTAAGAGGTTTTTAAGAACTAATATAAATTCTGTAAGAAATGATATTGAGATAAATTATAGATATGACTATGGTACAGAGCAGACTTTATTATCAGATAGCTCTTCGGATTCAACAAGCAAAGCTAAATACTCCTCAACATCACGAGCACAAAAACTAAAATTAGATGCTGATTGTATACAGGATAAAACTACAGCACAGAATCTTGGTGATTGTTATTTAAATTGGTTTAAAGATAGAAAAAATATTATTGAATTAAGCATATTAAAACCAAGATATTTGGATTTAGAGATTGGAGACATTGTGAATTTTTCTAACTTCCCATCTGATTTAAAAGCGTATGGATCGGCAGTAACAACAAGTGATTACTTTATAGTAAACGAAATATCGAAGACACCAAATTCAATAGACATTAAATGCACTGAGGTTTCATAATGGCAAAGAAATTCATATACGATTCAGCAGGAACATACAACGCAACTTTAACTGATGGCACAGTATCAGGAAGCACTTTTAGTGTGTCAGCATCGATTACCAACGAAATATTTGCACAAGATCAAAATATATCCAATGCAATTACATCGTACAATATAGATGATGCGATACGATTTGGATTTTCTTCTGCGCAAACTATCGATACAGTCGCATTGTATTTTACAGGTGCAAGCTCAGGGAGGCTTGATATATTTCCTGATGGTGGATCTGCAACAAGCCTTGGTTCGACTGCAGGTAACGATGCATCGCTTGGTGCAGGATGGAACATAATCGATATCACAGAAGCAAGTAATGATAATTGGTTTTTAGTTGCAACTGTCGCTGAAGTTACAAATCTATCTGAAGTGATACTAGGTAAGACCTTGACATTCCCATTCAATCCCAATCTGAACAGCAAAGAATCTAAGCAGTTCGGTGTTGATGTTGTGGAATCTTATGGTGGCAACGAATACGCAAATAAGAGGCACGATGGTAAGCGTATGTGGGAGATATCCTTTAGTAATTTGACAGAGGCAAACAAGACTAGCTTTGAATCTATGCGAGATGCAATCAGTACGAACTTTCTAAAGTTTCTGTATTATGACGACAGCAGTTACTATTGGGTAAGAGCTTTAAAAGGTAGTTTTGAGTTTACTGAGGTTGCGCATCAGGCTTATAATATGAACGTTAAAATGATAGAGCAACTTGCCTAGCACATTTTACTACGACTCGATTGACCCAGAATCAATCGTTGAATTCTTAGAGTCAAACGCACAAACCTTTATTACGTCTGCAGGTAATACTTTTATTACGTCTGCAGGCAATACACTTATTGTGAACTCTAATACCGCACCTGGGGTCATAGATAAACCAGGACTTTTAATTGACCAAAGAGTCGGATTAACGAACACAATAGATGCTCAAAGCGGTGTTAGGATTAATCTTAGCGAATCGAAAGCTACTCAGTTTGCTGCGGTATATGCAGGAGAGGTAACCACCGCACCTACAATCACAATATCAGGAAGTAATACCGATACTTCAGGTTATACGCAGTTTCATAGTACTTCTAGTGTATCTGTAGGTTGGAATATCTACGAGTTCAGCAGTACGCAAACCTACCAATACTACTCAGTTCAATTCAGCAGTGGTTCTGATTTTACTATCGGTGAGATTATCCTTGGTACTAAGTTTGTCCCTGAAAGAAATCCTGATATTGGTCAAGTTTATAAAGCTAATGATATAAACAAAATACAAACATCATACACAGGATATGAATACGCTAATAAGAGTAATGAACTAGAGAAGGTCTATGTGCAGAAGTGGAGAGCGATTGATAATACCGAGAAGCAAAAGTTTGAGTCTATGCGTGATGCATCAATGGACAAGCGTATCATATACAAGCCGAATGGCGTGAAATACGTTACGCTATCCAAAGATTCTTTGAAGTTTACTGAGGTTGCGTATCAAGCTTGGGATACACAGCTAACACTTACTGAAGAACAATAGAGTTCAAGTGCGTAGCTACAGACTCATAAAGTTCACGCTTTTCTTCATTTAGAAGATCCACATAATACTTCACAGTTATATCCACACTGCTATGGTCTAAAAACTTGGACACATGAAATATAGAAGCACCTTGACGTAACAATATTGCACCAGAAGCTTTTCTCAAATCATGAGCTGTGAAATTGATACCAGTCTCATCTCTGAGTTTCTCAAAGCGAGTTCTAACGTACTGTTGCGTGTATGGTATCGGTGTCTCTCTGTCCATCCAATTATACAGAATATCCATCGCAGATTGCGATACACCTACCCATGATTTTCTGTTGCCCTTGCGAAGCATGGATATACGATTGTTCATGAAATCTACATCGTTCCATGTGAAGTTCTTTTGCAGTGGTTCAGATATCCTAGCACCTGTCAAGAGATAGAACTTGATTAGGTTGCGAGTTTCCCCTTTGGCAGATATTATTAGAGTCTTGATTTCATCATCGGATAGGATGTTGATTTTCTTCTTAGGTACAGTATAATAGGCAATCACAGGTTCATTTGTGATCTTGCCACGCTGTTTTGCCCAAGAGAATGCACTCTTGATAGCTCGAAGGTCTCCATTGATTCCACTGACCTTACGATGGCTGACCTTGTCCTTATATAATTCTATGTTGATTTTCTCTACTTGGATTTTATCTGAGAAATATTTTGCAAGATTTTTGAGTGATGTTTGATACCTCTTATATGTAAGCTCACTACGATTGGTCTTGATGAACGCTAAGAAATCAGTTGTGAGATTCTCTAAAGTGTACTTATTGTTGAACTTACGAGGAATATCGATTTGCAATCTGTGTGCATCGATGATGTGATTGACACGAGCAAGGTATTGTTCTGCTCGAAGCTTACCTTGTACAATACGCTTTACCTGTTTTCCTAAGTCAGGATCTTGGTAGGTGATGCGATATCTATCGTTTTCTATGTGTGTTAATTTAGCCATAAAACTCTCCTTTGTTTGTTTTAATATATAATTGTGAACAAATTGTTTGCAAGTAATATTTAACATTTTGTATACTTTACAAAAGGAAAGGAACTGTTTTGGATCATTTAGAAAGAATTAAACAAAAACTTAGTGATGAAGAGCGCAGCCAAAGATGGCTTGCTCGTAAATTGAACAAAAGCCATAGTTTGGTACATATGATGTTAAAAGGCGAAAGAAATATGGATAGCCAAACTAGAATTGACATTGCGAATATTCTTGGCGAAGAGCCTGAGAGTTTGTATAATGTATAGTGTATTTCAGGGGAGTTATTCACCCTTTCGTTTTTTCATAAACAACTCTCCCTTAGTTGATTACCGAATAACTCCCCCCTCTCTCCGATGAGTAAGGGTATCATTAAATTCGATTCATTAGCAGATAAAAGATCAATGCTTGAATTTATCTTGCGTGAACTCGATAAGAACAATATTAAGTACAAAGTTGAAAAAGAAGACGAATTGCATATCATAAATACCGAGCGTGGTTCAGATATCAATGTATTTGAGCGTATCATGCAGAAGGTAGAAAGGAGAGGTTATGAAAACTTCGTTAATTAACTTCCTAATGGACTTAGCACATTTTCTTGTGCATGAGGCTTGGAAGAACACTGAAACGATAATCATAATGGTGTTAATAGCACTATTATATATCACAAACTGCTAAAGGAGATAAAATGGCAAAACAAGAAAAGATGCCTAAGTCATTCATAACAGAAGACTTGGTCGTTAAATGGTCTCACCTACACAAACCTGATATTTTCTTCGGTGCGCCTGGAGATCACAATATTAGTGTCTTAGTTACTAAAGAGCTACAGAAAGAGATAGACTCTTGGGTAAAGACCACAGGTGCAAAGAAGGTCAATGGCTTTTCAGAAAGCACAGATGGTGATAAGGTTCTGAAAGTAAAATCAAAGACCTACACCGCAGGTGAAAAAACACAAACAAGTTTCCCATGCTATGATGCAGGTGCAAAAGAGACTGAGGACACTCCATTCGGTGGAGATGTTGTTAAACTCAGATTAGCACCTAGGGTCAATGACAGGGACAACTCACTCAGCCTATGGCTCTCAGGCTGTCAAATAGTTAAATCAGGGGGCAGAACAACAGGGTTTGTACCAGTCGATGGATTCACCGCAGAATCGGATTCGGATACTGAGCAGAGCGATCTACCGTTCTAAGCTCAATAACGAACCTAAAGAAAAAGTACAAAAACTACAACAGGAGTTAGATAATGCCATCAAAGAGCAGTCGCAAGGGTTACGCATACGAGAAAGAGCTAGCAGAACAACTGACTGAAGAGGGATTTAAGTGTCAGCGTGCATGGGGCAGTGATGGTCGGTCGATGGGGGTAGAACCTGACGTTGATATCATAGCTGATGGCATTAAAATCCAAGCTAAGCGTAGGAAAGCAATTCCGAAGTGGCTTGAGCTTGGTAGCTGCGATGTAGTGATGTTCAGAGGGGATCATCGTGAAAGTTTTGCGGTGATCCCTATGAAAGAATATGTTCGGTTACTGTCCTTTAATAAATAAGACCTGTGGGTTTGGAGCTAAATATAAAGGCGATTTTATCTGTGGATTTCAAACAGGCGAAAACAGAATTAAATTTATGACAAAATGCCCTGTAAAAAAGATTTGGCAGCAACATTTGAAAAAGTGAGCTTGGGTTGGAAAACAAGCAACTTAATAACTTGGGTAGTATTAGTTAAACAAAGGTTGTTGCCAAAATAATTATATGATTGAAACTATTAAACATTTACTTGGTCTTTGTGGAGAACCTCATGGACTAATACACGCTATCCTTACGCTTGGTGGTATTACAACCCTACTAAGCTATATTAGATTAAAGGTGAGAGGAAAATGAATCAAAAAGAAAGAATGAAGAAAGAGTACCCCTATAAAAACACCAAGGATAAGCGGTACATAAAAGATAAAAAAGCTATATTAAAGAAGAATGGTAATGGATGGTGGTACTATCAAGGATGTTACAAAGGACAGGAGCCTGATTATGCCAAACAAGAAGGCTAAAGAACGTAAACGTAAGAAAAGACTTCTAAATATCAAACTTAAGTCGCAAGGTAGAACTTCAAATCAAATAAAAAGAAAACAAAGGAGGAAAACTAATGCCAGAAGATTATATTAAGAAGATGGAGAAAAAGTATCCAAATATGACCAAGAGGTTTTTAGAGATACAAAAAGAGCAATATGAGTTATTTTTGAGAAAGCAACACGACTACGGTAGCTCCAATATAAGCCTCGGTGGAAATATGAGATTACAGGAAGATCGTAGGATGAGCTTAAAAGCGTTGGTCATACGCATTAACGACAAAGCCAATAGGCTTATGACCATACTTTTTAAGAACGATGGTAAGAATGCGGTAAAAAACGAGACTTATCTTGATGCATTCCAGGATGCTAGTGTCTATGGAATCATCGCACAGCTCGTAGACGAAGGAGTTTGGGGAAAATGAGTTGGACTAAACATACCAAAATCGACAAGCTAGAGGATATCCCTGCAATATATGCGATGTATGATAAAAAAGGCGAGCTTATATATATTGGGCAATCTAAGCGTGTGCGATATAGACTAAGCAAGCACCCAAAACGTAGTAAATACGCCTATATTAAGGTCAGAACGACATCAACTACCGATGAGCGAATAAACCTCGAAGAACAGCTAATTAGAAGGCTAAAACCGAAACTAAATAGACACTTGAAAGGTAGTGAAACCAAACATTCTACTGAGAGGATACGATTAAACCTCAGAGAAGACCTAGTAAAAGCATTGAGGCTTTATGGGACAATGCATAACCTTAGTTTACCAGATGCGTGCTATAAGATTATGCGAGAAGACCTAAAACAAGAACTAGAATTTGTAAAGGAGTATGAAGATGGCGAGGACTAAAGCACATGGCGGTAGCTATGTAACGACAAGCGGTAAAAAATGTCGGTCTGTTACCACGATTTTAGGTAATAACCTTGGTTGGAACAAGCAAGTTTTGATAGGATGGGCGAGAAGACAAGCTTTGGCAGGTCATGACCCTGAATTAGTACTGAAGGAGGCTGCAAATATCGGAACTTTAGCTCATTATTTGGTAGAATGCGACATAAAAGATGAGGTTCCTGAGACTTCAACGTATTCTGCAGAGCAAATTGAGAAGGCAAACAACGCACTTGAGGGTTTTAAGCAGTGGAAACGAGCTTATAAGCCTAAATTCTTAGGAATTGAGCTAGTTTTAGTCGATGATGAGCTTGAAGTAGGTGGAACTGCGGATCAAATCGCTAAAATTGGCGGTCAGGTCGTAGTTGGTGATATTAAAAGCTCGAAATTTTTGTATGATGAGCATATAATACAGCTAGGTGCATACTGCCATATGTACGAGCGTATGCAACCAAAGGCTAAGATTGAATATGGGTATGTACTGAGGCTTGACAAAGAGACAGGTGCATTTACGCACCATAACATTAGTCGCAAACAGCTTGACTGGGGTTGGAAGGTATTCTTGTGCTGTTTAGAGCTTGATAAGTTGAAGACATGAAAATTATTAGCTTAGGGTTAGGTATTCAAAGTACTGCTATGTATTTGATGAGCAGTCTAGGTGATATTGATCGTGCTGATTATGCAATTTTCGCAGATCCTGGAGCAGAATTGCCAGATACTTATAAATTATGGAATGATTTAAACAAGTGGTCAAACAAGAACAATGGTATACCTTTAGTTAAGAAAAAGAAGTCTCTTTATAAAGATATTCTTAAATCATCAAAAGATGGCAGTAGAGTAGCCTCAATACCTGCTTTTACTGAATCTAGTGGAATTGTAAGAAGGCAATGTACAAAAGAGTACAAAATCGATGTAGTTATTGGTGTAATTAGAGAAATTTATGGATTAAAAAAAAGGCAACACATGAAGCCTACAAAACTATACTTAGGTATAAGTTTAGACGAAATACAAAGAATGAAAATATCTACCTTGTATAATATTGATTATGAATATCCATTGGTAGATAAGAGGCTCACAAGATCACATTGTATTGATATATTAGAACAGCATAATTTTCACAATGTCAAAAAATCATCATGCTTTTTTTGTCCGTACCACAGCAATATTGCATGGAAAGACATAAAAAATAATTACCCACAGGAATGGCAGAAAACCATCAAGATTGACAAAGCTATTAGAAATAATGACAAATTAAACGACAAGCTATATTTACATCGAAGCTTGAAAAATATTGAAGAAGCCTATTTACAAGAAGATCAGGAGGAATTGTTTATGTGTGAAGAGGGCTATTGTGGAATTTAAACTAAAACCTTAAAAGATAAGGAGGGAGAGTGGATTACCTTAATTTTTTTAGTCAATACCTGGATGGTATCAAACAATCTTATGGAGATGAGTATGTTGCCAAGTGTCCTTTTCATGAGGATTCCAAGCCTTCGTTTGGATTCAATGTGGCAAAAGGTGCCTGGATATGCAGGACTGGGTGTGGTGAAGGTGGCGTGAAAGCGTTCAAAGAAAAGATGGGCATCGTAGATACCAAGGTCTATAACACGCAACCTGGGTTTGCACCTGTGCAGGAGTTCAAGCTCGTGAGCGAGTCTTGGGCTACGCTGATGTATGCTTATCAGGATTACTTCTTGACGAAGTTCATGGAGCCTGCTAAGAAGAAATACGGATGGGATAAGGATGTGATCATGGATTGTTTAGTGGGTTATGACATGAAAAAGCAGTGTTTGGTCTTTGGTATTCATGATATTAAAGGTAGATTGGTGAACATAAAATGGCACAAAAAACATGGTATCAAGGGACATAATGGGAATACG